TCAAAGGTGCTGATGAACGATTGCTTCCTCGTAGAACTGACTTAGAACAAACTTTGCAAAAGGTTGAAATGTCCAGTACTCAATTCAATCGATATTTGGAAGTTCGGTGGCATGAAATGAAGATTGATTCAAGACGTGGTCGTTCAAAGATGAATGAAGATTTGAGTACATTCAGAGTTCCAAGTCGTTTAGTCTGCGATTATGCATTACCTCCAGAACTAAGAATTGCTGAATTTGTAGAAGGTGCGACTGAAGAAACAGAACCTTCAAATGATGAAATCATGAAACGAATTAAGGCAAATCCTGAAAAATACCTTTCTGAAAAAGCGTTGGAATCTTATAGTCCTAAAATGCTTGCTATTTTGAAAAACATCAAGGCGTCATTAGGTAGTAATCAGTTTATCTACTCTCAATATCGTGCATTGGAAGGTTTAGGTATTCTATCTGCAGTCTTAGATGCATCCGGTTGGCAACCGTATAAAATCGTTAAGGAAGCAAATCAATGGGTTGAAGATCCTAATATGTTAAATGATCGTCCTGCATACACGTTTTACACAGGTAAGGAAAATGAAGAAGAGCGTGATTTAACACGTCAGATTTTCAATGGTGTGTATTCAAAGAACTTTCCTGCTTCGTTGAAAGAGAGTGTAGCAAAACGACCTAAAAAGATTCTGCAATTATTGATGGCTTCTTCATCAGGTGCAGAAGGTATTACTTTGAACAACGTCAGACATGTTCACATTATGGAACCTCATTGGACACCTTCAAGACATGACCAAGTCATTGGACGTGCAATTCGTATTTGTTCGCATGCAACACTACCCTTAGAAGACAGAACCGTAAAGGTGAATTTTTATATTTCAATTTTTTCAGACGATCAAAAGAAGACACAAGACGGTCCAAATATCACGCCAATCCGACGTAATGATATGGTAATGAAACGGTATGAAGGGGAACCTGTAGAAACCTTTATGTCCACAGATGAATACCTTTACGAAACTGCTTTCGAAAAGGAACGCATCGGTCAGCGGATTGCATTATTATTAAAAGAGTCTGCCATTGATTGTGAGATTCATCGTAAACTTCATGCAAAGGAAAGACCTGTTGTATCCTGTATGCGTTTTGATTCATCTACTACTGGAGAAGATTTGGCATTCCGTCCAAATATTAAGAATGAAGAGTTGGATGCAACAGTTCTTCGTAATACATCTAAAAAACACCGACTCCTTAAAAAGATTCTAGTGAAAGGAATCTCTCTATTATGGGATCCATCCTCAAATGATCTCTTTGATGGACCTGCATGGGATGACAATCAACGTTTGCTAAGAATGGGTGAGTTAGTTTCACCTACTTCGATTCGCTTTCTGATTTGATATCCTCCAACCATGAAGCACATACTTCATCCCATGTTTTGAATGTAAAGTTTCTAGCAGATGACTTCATATCATCTAGAGAAGTGATTGCAGAATACATTGCATTTGCTACTTGCTTGTAATCAAATGTTGGACACCAGAGTCCAAGAGGCATTGCTCCTGAAAAATAGGTACGATCTGTTGGTGGAATAAATGTACAGACTTTCTCATCCATGAATGAACGATAGGTTCCAATGTCTGTCACAATCTGAGGAGCACCTGTATACAAGTGTTCAATTTGACAGAGACCAAATCCTTCTCCATCCGATAAATTGATTCCAAGATCTGCTGCATTGTAAATTTCATTGATTGCAGTATCTGGAAGTGGAGTTTTAGAGGTATCCACTAACATTAGACGCTTCATATAGTCATCTTTATTCAACCCTTGACGGGTTAACTCGGTTTGGTAAATACGTCCTGCATCATAATAGGATCCATGTTGAGGATTCAAACCAGTAACAATCATCATATAATAAGGTTTTGTTGGATTTTTACGAATGAGTTCAACAAATCCCATAATTGCAAGATCATGTCGTTTACGTTGAGTATTACGATTTGCATTGACAATCAAGATTGATTCAGGATTTATTTCCATAGACTTACGAATCATACTTCTTGCAGAGGGATCCATCTTTGTAAACAATGTCTTGTCAACTGCATTCTCCAAAACACGAATGTCTGGAAATGAACCATATTTTGCATAGACATCTGCCCAGTATTGAGTGAAGCAATAAATACGGTCTGCGTTCTTGTTCATGCTCTCAATCAAAGGTGGTGCAATACCTTCATACACTTGATCAACATATAACCACAACTTGTAAGAAGATTCACCTTTCTTGAACTTCATTGCTTCAATGAATCGGTGAATGATAAGTGGATCATTGTAAATCATCACTACATCTGGATTGACCATCTCTAGATACTCGTGAATTTTGTTGAATCCAAATCCTTCTTCTTTTGGGTCTTCATTTGCTGCTGCATCATACGCAACGATTCCTGATGGAACCTTACGCATATTGCTATTTGATGGATGTCTTTGAAATCCAAAATGGTAGGTTTTTACCTTTGGAGCAAGCGTTGAAAGTTGCTTGAGAAGATTGAAGACAACCTTTGAATATCCAGTAGTCTGATCCACATGTGTGCTTACGAGAACGAACCTCATTGGATAATAGACTCTTTTCCTCTATAAATGACAAATGCAAGTCAACTCTGCACAAGATTATTTGACGAATCAGAAACGCCGTATCATTGCTAAATCTTTAGTGTCTTCGCCTCCTCCTCAGAAGCGAAGAACCAATGGTCAGTACATTGGAGTCATTGCAAACAAATCTGAACGATATACACGTTTTGTAGGAGGAGTAGGTATCAATACAGTAGGACCTGCTACACTTGGAGCAACCTATTCATCTTCATGCTGTGTTCCTTCCAATTCTGCTTCCACGACATATCTGGTCTAAACCATTCTAAGTAGATACTAATAATGCCAGGTGGTCTTCTCCAACTTGTTGCGATAGGAGCACAGAATGAACTTGTTAATGGAAGTCCATCTATGACCCATTTCAGAGCAGTATATCGTCGTCATACTAACTTTGCAATGGAGTCTATTCGAATGACTTTTGGTAGTTCAAATTTAGAGTTTTCTCCAACAACTACACGAACTATCTCATGTCGTATTGACCGATATGCACAGATGCTTCACGATACATATCTTGTGATTACACTTCCTGATATTTGGTCTCCTCTTTCCTATCTTGGATTAAACATCAGACCTCCTACAGGATATGATCAACGATCTACTGCAATTGGATATGAATTTAAGTGGATTGAAAACATTGGATACAACTTGATTGATTCAGTTGAAATCACTGCAAATGGACAGAGTCTTCAACGACTCAGTGGTGAATGGTTGAAATTCTACTCCTATTTGACACATGATGCAAATAAACGAGCGATTGTAGAACAGATGACTGGACACGTTCCTGAATTAAATGATCCAGCAAATGCGTATGGACGACTTGGTCAATATCCACATGCTGTTGCTCCATTAAATCAACCTGGTGGAATTCCTAACACAAAAGTTCCTGAACCATCTATTCGTTCACGTCAATTGATTATTCCTTTGCATTTCTGGTTTGCAGAGAATCCAGGTATGGCACTTCCGTTAGTCTCTATGCAAAACTCAGAGGTGTTTATCAATGTAACTTACCGACCCTTGAATCAATTGTTCACAATTATAGATGTGAATCCTTCAAGTTCTACGTATGGTCAACGCATTCGTTCTAATGATGGTCTTGGACGTTTTTTATCACCTCCTCTTGCAGATGGAACTATTAGCAATCCTAGTTTATCCACCTTTTTTCCAGATCCTTATTTGGAAGGTAACTTCATCTACTTGACTGAAATGGAGATGGCACAACTTGCAACTGCAGATCAGACATTCTTGGTCAAAACTATTAAATTTGTCAACAATCCAGGACAATATGGTGGAAATTCAGATATTGAAATTCCCTTCTTCAATTTAGTGACTCGTATTGTGTTTTCAACTCAGCGTTCGGATAAGATTTTGACAAACGATTGGGACAATTATACGAACTGGGACGATCCTCATATTGCTCCCTTTACGTCTACAGGTACTGCAAATGACATCTTTTCATCTATTACTCAATCCTCAGAAACACAAACTTTTATGTATTCAAGTGGACAATTGCAAATTACCTCTATCTATCCTCGTGATCCAATTGTAAATGGTCAAATTTTATTGGATGGAAAAGAGCGGTTTTCAGTGAAACCTACTTCTTACTTTTCATTGCTTCAAATGTACAAGCACACAACCGGTGATAGTCCAGTTCTACCAGGTGTATACATGTATTCATTTGCTCTCAATAATGATTTATATCAACCTAGTGGAGCAATCAATGGAAGTATGTTTAACAAAGTCATTTTACGAGTTGGATTACAACAACCTCTTCCAACTACACAAGGAGTTGCTTCTCAGTCTACAGTATGTGTATTGAAATCTTCTGTCTTTAGTCCTAATCCGGTTATAGTAACAGCAGCACAACTTGCATTGAGGAATCCAGATGGAACCTTATTGTATCCTCCAGATACAATCGTATCCGTTGTTCGAAATACAAACGGAGATAGTGTGATCTTTGAATACACCTACAATTTAGGAGTCTACGTTGAATCCATCAATTTCTTAAGAATCGTTAGTGGTCTTGCGAATTTCGTATTTGCTAACTAACAATGGGCATTACAATCAAACGTGCTACCTGGGGTGACGAAAAAGCAACCACAGATATTACTGCTTCAATGGTAGAGAAAGCAAAACCAGGATACCTTGATATCGTTGCAGACAATAAACTAGTTCCTGCAGTGGATTTATTGACAGGTTCTAAAGACATTTCAATTGATGATACAGAAATGGGTGTAATTAAACAGGATGCAATAAAGAATTGTGGTGGTGGAGAAGATCAGAAATGTGTTGACTATCAAGTTAACATGATGCAATCAAGTCTTTTACAAAAAAAGGTTGCCGAATCGCAATCATCTGCAAATATTGTAACTGGTCGTCGTTTAACCTTGACCTATATTGATAATAAGGGTGTTGAAAGACAAACTGCAATTCCAGATGGACAACAAGTCAAGTTTGGTGAAAAACCTAAATCATCTTTTAGTTTACCGTCTATTTCATGGTCTGTTTTTACTGGAGTTGGAACAACCTTTTTTTACATCACAATGATAGTCTTAGGTGTAGTTCATGTCTATGCTGTTGCTTCAACCTATCGCACATTTGCTGAAATGGGTCTGACCACCGCTAAAGTCGTATTGACTGCAATTGCTGCAATCATTCCACTCTCAGGATTGTTAATTACTCCAATAGGCGTTGCGTACTTACAAAAAGTTCCCTCAAATGTATAATGTTTCATATCCTGTGGATTGCTGCAGGCGTCATCTTTGGAATGTTGATTGCATGTGTCGTCGTTCCTCCTACTCGCATCCAAACTACAGTTCCAACTCCTCATGATGAAGACCTCTTTCATACCGATACAGGGTGTATACGAACTCATGCCATTGAAGTTCCTTGTGGAGTTGAAGCAGATTCATTGAATCTACTCGCAAGTCTAAACAAGAAGTAATGCTAGACATCACAAAGGCGCTGGAACGTGCAGGACCCTTTTTTTCGTTCATTATTGGACTCGGACTATCCGTATTGTTGTTTCATCGTAATTACGATACATATCGCACACTTGCCTTGCCATTGACTGAAATAGAATCCAAGACGGTAAAAGTAGATGGAAAATGTTACAAGTATCGCGTGGAAGATGCAACTTGTGAAATCCCGTCTCCTTCATAAACAATGGACGATTCAACTTCTTTAGA